CAGAGTAGTGCCTCTCATATAGTGCCCTGAGTTCTGGCTCCCCATCTTGCCCGACTATCCACATCGGCATGTCAGACCCCAGTTTCATCAGGGTTCAGTTTTCCGCCATCATCCCTCGCCTTCGCCACCTCCAGCGCCAGCTCCTCCATGCGCCCCATCTCGTCGAGCAGCTCGTCCAGGCGCGCCTCGTAGAGGTTGATCAGTACCCGCGCCTTGGCCGGATCGCCGCCCACGGCGTAGACCAGATCGGCGGCGCCGGTGCGCATCCAGTGCTTGAGTCCCGCCTCCAGGGCGGCGATCTTGAGCGCGCACTCGGTGCGCACGTCCTCCTTGAGCAGGTACTTGCCCTTGTCCCGGGCCAGATCCCACTCCAGCTTCTCGACCTGCTTGCGCAGCTTCGCGTTTTCCAGCTCCAGCTTCTCGGCCTGCCCCTGCTCGATCTTGCCCGAGTTCTCCGCCACCCCGACGCGCTCCAGCCCGGCGCGCAGCACGTAGCTGTCCAGGTCCGCCCGCAGCACGCTGCGGTCCGGCTGGACGCGCAGTTTGCCGCTCTTGGCGTCCTGGTAGAGCTTGGACTTCTTTATCTTCCAGCCCTCCTCCTGGAGGGTCCGGCAGGCCGCGGTGAGATTCTTCAGCGGCGGCTCCGCGGGGTAGAGGCGCCCCTCGATCTCCTCCACCAGCCGCACCAGCGCCGCCTCGGCGGCCTCCCAGTCCCGCAGGCTGGCGGCGTCGCCGCGCTGCTTGTACGCCTTGAGCGCCCGCACGGACCCGTTGTAAACCGTCGTCACCCGGATTTTTTCGTCCGGGCTGCATTTTTCCAGGATTTTCTCGAGACGGGGTTTATCCACTATTTACGCTCCAGCACCGCCGTCTTGCCGGGGTTTTCACGGTCGCCTCCTTGTTTCATTCCATCGCCAAAAATCTCAACGCTTCTTTCCACCACCCCCGCCGGACATCATTTTCCGGGATTACCTGTATGATAAAGTTCTCCATTACCGCGAGGGCGTCTTTTGCGGGGACGCCGAGTATATCGACCAGGGCTGTGGCGATGCGGCCGGAGGCCTCTTCTGCACAATTAAACCTCTTTCGGCCATCCATTCTGCCGCATTTGGGACACTCGAAGGTTGCCGTTCCAAACGGAGCGCAGGCAACCCACTCATGCCCACAGGCGCGGCACCGGACACGCCCGGCCCATAGTTCGCCATCAACGATTTGTTCAACAGCCTCGTTCGGAATTTCCATCCTTTTCAACCTCCCACCAGGGCTTCCCGGTTTTTCTCCAAGTAATTCTTCTCTCGCGCCAAAGCCATCGCTCAACAAACCTGCTGCCTCGATGGATACCGTATTTTCTGACTATTCTTGCCGTCATCCAAACGGCCCATATCTTGATTGATATTTTTTCAATCATCCGCATCCGAGTCGCCTCCCTCTTAGCGTCCTGGACAAAAGCGATTACCAACGGGGTCTTTCCCGTTCATCCCGCCACTGGTACGCCCAGGCGGTGGTAGATGTCGATCAAGCAGTCTTCCACCAGCCGGCGATGCTCGGCCTGATAGCTCTTGACACGCGCTATCACTTCACCATCGGTGACAGCCCGGCATCTGGTCCGGGTAGCAATACTGGCCCCACTGTTTGAAAAAGAACGGCACCCCCGCATCGACGCACTGGTCCCGCAACGACCGCGCCCAGTCCGGGCGCATCGGACGGGCGCCTGGACCGGATTCTCCGCCGCAGAAGACCCAATCTATCGGCTGATGCCGCTTTGTCCCTGCGCCGCGCAATTTATGGTCCAGTATGTATTCATATCCAGTCAGCGCGTCGATGTGGCGAAACGACGGTGGTCCCACGACTTGCATGCCGCCTGTTGGCACACTAATGCGTGTTAAATCCACCGGCCCAAGCATCGGCTCGACACTCACAAACCGCACCGCTGCCGGGATCTGCAACAGGATCGGGATTCGCTCTTCGGCCCGCTGCCGGTTTTCGGCGCTGACGCCGAGAAATAGGTTTTTTGGCCACGGGAGGTGTTTGTAAAGAGGGGCTGTATCGCAACAGTAGTCTCCGTTGTCTGGATCGGCATCTTCCTCAAAGTCGTTTTCAAGTAACCGCTCCGGGCGTTTCGTTAAAACCATGAACGTATGCCCTCTTTTGTGGTAGTTGCTCATCGCTATTTCGCCAAAAATCCTCTTTATCCATTCGTTATCAACATGCTCGTGGAACAAGTCCCCCATCGAACAAACGAAAATCATCCTGGGCTTTTTCCACCTTTCCGGCTGGCCCAACCGTTCTGGGTGAAACGTCACCCGAAACGGATCATCCGCCGGATACCCACAGCGTCCGCGCAAACGAGTTGCCATGCGCTTTGCATAGCAGTTGGCGCACCCCTCGCTGATCGGGGTGCAGCCGGTGATCGGGTTCCATGTTTCTTCGCACCATCCTATTTTTGTTGGCATCATCCCCCCCTTTTTCCCCCCTACACCAACCGCACGCCCAGGCGGTGGTAGATGTCGATCAAGCAGTCTTCCACCAGCCGGCGGAACCGCTCGTCCAGGGCCCGGAAGCCGTCGGCGGCGGCGGGGCGCGCCGGGTCCAGGCGCAGCAGGTGGACGTGGTCGTAGATCTCCACGTGGTGCTGCGCCAGGTCCATCATGGAGCGCGCCAGGTGTTCCAGCCCGCCGGCCATGGTGTAGGCGATACAGTCCACGATGGTACGGTCGCAGACCACGATGTCGTAACGGGCCGCGGCGTCCAGCTCCGCGCGCTGCTGGGCGGCGAAGATCCACCGCTGCGCCGCCGCCACGGGGCGCGGGTTGCCGGCGCTCACCACGGGAAACGGGCACAGGCGGGCCGTCTCGCAGACGATGCCCACCTCGTTGCCGGGGTACTCGCGCTTGAGGCGCGCCGCCAGGGCGTAGACCGCCGTAGTCTTGCCGGTGCCGTGGGTGCCGGTGTAGGCGTGGATCAGCGCCATGAGGCCCCCCAGACGAGCAACAACGTCAACAAGATCCCGCCGGCCACCAGCCCGATCTTGATCCCCGCGACCACGCCGTCCTCGAAAATCCGCCGGTGCAAATCCCTGGTCTCGTCGATCCGCTGTCTCATTCCGACCTCCGTGTCGATGTATCTCGTCACAACTCTTTCTCCCCCCGCAGGATACGGGTGTACCACCGCACCGTGCCCGCCCGCAGGCCGATCATGCGCGACACCTCGGCGGGGGTGACGGCCCGCATTCCTTCCGCCGGCCTCATGGGACGGCACAAAAACACCCGCCGCACGATCTCCTTCCGCACCGAGGACAGACGCGGCTGGCGCCCGGTGCGCAGGAGGTCGCCGGTGACGCCGTGACACCCGCACACCTGGTCGATGATACGCTTGGCCCGGCGCAGGGTGCGGACATCCAGCGGCAGCTCCATGCGCCGCGGTTGCGGTCGGCGCGTGGCCTGGTGCAGCTTCCACTTGGGCAACCGCTTCTCGCCGGCCAGGTACGGTGCCAGCCTGGCGCGCATCAGGTCGTAATCCATCCCCATGGCTTCCATCAGGCCGGCGCAGGGAGAGTCGGGCGCGGTGAGAAACCACACCGCCGATGAGCGGTGCGCCCGGTTGGCGGACCGCAGGTCGTCGATGGCCCGCAGGATCACGGCGGACCATAACTACCGCATGGGCTCCAGGTCCTCCTGGTACTCATCCAGCGGGCTGCACTTCTCGCGTGATCTGCTCATCATGCCCCCATCTGTTCGAGGTAGTAGTACTCGGCGACGACGTGGCGCAGGTGGGATACCGGGTCCCGGCCGGCGGCCCGGGCGTCCGCCAGGAATTTCTCCGCCAGGTGATCGCCGATCAATTCCGACCATCGTTGGAGCGACCGGCCGGTCGCCCGTACACGCTCGCGTTTAGCCATCTCCTCCTCTCTGGCTCTCTCCTGTCCCGCGGCGCAGTTCCGGCAGCGGGTAGCGTGGGTGGCGGGGTGGCTCACCCCCTCCATCGGCGACGACCACCACGCCCGCCTCGGCCGGCTTGCCAGCCGATGCCGCGCCGCGCACGCCCTCGGGCTGAGCCAACAGCGATACGCCTCGCAGTAGACCAGGCCGGGGTGCGGGGGCGGGTTCATTGCCACATATCCCGATCGATCATCACATCCACCGCGCACATCTCCTGCCCGCCGGGCCAGAAGCCCCACCCCTGCCAGTAGCCACCAGACAGCCGCGAGAACCACAGATCGAAATCGACTGGCAGTTCCCACGGGAAGATCGGGCCGATGGTCTTGTCAACGCGCACGGTGATCTCTGTTGCCATCTCTGCCTCCCCTTTAGCTGACTCTCCGCCCCCCACTTCTCCAAGGCCGTGCGGTAAACCCGTGTTGCGTCCTCCATCACCATCATCTCCTTTCATCCTGGCCAACCGCTCCACCCACAGCAGCACCCGCAGCCCGGCGGCGTAGAGCAGGGCGATGATGATCCAGTCGGTCATGGTTGGTCATCCAGGGGCGCGTCGAGGATCTCGTGCAGAAAGTGATCTACGACCGCGCCCTTTTCGGCAATCTCAAGCGCCATGTTTTTGGCGTAGATCACATACTCGCCGGTAAACTCTTTCTCCTTGTCTTCTCCATCGGCAGAGAGCATCAAACAGCCAACAGCGGTATCCGCAAGTCGTTGAATCTTGGAAAGGGTGTCTATAACGATTTCTTTTTTTGCGCGCTTTTCGTTGGTGCTCATTGGTAGCGTCATCTTGTGCCCCCCTTGTTTTATTTTTGTTTACAAGCCACGTTACCCCCGGTGATCTCATCCGCCGCCATCCCGTCCAGCCAGGCGGCCGCGGCGGCGTCGAAGAACACCAGGCGCGACAGGCGCCCCATGACCGCCGGATTGTGCCAGCCGTCTCTCAGCGGCTCCACGGCCAGGCGGCGATCCGTGTTGATGATGCGCACCGGGTAGCGGCGCAGGATGTCGATCAGCTCCGCGACCCCATCACGGCGCTCCGGCGCAGGCTCTGGCGCAGCTCCGCAACCTCCCAGCGCCGCCACAGATGCTTCCTCGACCCCGGCGCCCAGACCAGCCGCCGCCCCAACCGGAACCGCCTCATCCATCCCTGCACCATCGCATCCCGCCGGCTGCCCTGCCGCAGCCACCGCGGCACGTCCGTCTCGCGTATCACCATCATCGTTTTCCACCCCCTTTCCGCTCTCTGTAGGGGTTGCGCCACCCCTTTCAACCGACCAGTCTGAAACGGCCGGTCCGACGGTCCACGCCTCGGGCAGACCGCCCAGGACCCAGGCGCGGATGTCGACGCCGGCCTGGTACGCCTCGCCCGGGTCCTTGCCCGCCGTGGTTGGCCAGCGCCGGGCCGCCGGGTAATGGGCCCGCCACCAGCGGACGGCATCGCGCCCGGCCTTGTCGCGGTCCATGGCTACCAGGATGCGCGCCGCATCCACCAGGGCCTCGTGGGCCGCGGCGTCCGGCTTGATATTGGCCGAGCCCAGCCCCACCGCCGTGACCAGGTCCCCCGCCTGGCAGGCGATCATGACGGCGTCCAGCTCGCTCTCCACCACCACCGCGGCGCGCCGGGCGCCGGGGATCACCATCTGCCGCATGCCGGAGCCGGGCAGCACGTAGTAGCGCAGGCCGCGGTCCTCGTCGCGCCGGATGCGCACCCGCCACACGTCGCCGTCCACCACCAGGGGGATGACCAGGCCGCGGGGGATCCAGAGCTTCTTGGCGCGACCGTCCGGCTTGCGCCCCTCCGGCAGGCCCCAGCCTTTCCGCTCGCGGTACAGATCCTTTCCGCCCCTGCCGGGATTCCAGCCCAGGCGGAACCGCTCAATGCCGTCTATCGTGATGCCCCGGGCCGCCAGCCACCGGCGCCGAGGCGCGCCGGCGTCCGATAGGAGCTGCTCATGGGCCCAGTCCACCAACTTGGCGGCATGCGCCCTCCAGGTCTCATCCGGGGCCCGGTGGCGCTCCGGGGACCAGGGCGTCGCCGTCGCGCGGGCGGCTGGGGGCGTCCAGGGGCGGACCGGTGGTTTTTGCCGGCGCCCGTCCAGCTCCTTGCCGCAGGCCGCGGCGGCGGTCTTGAAGTCCTCGCCCAGGAAGTCCATGCGGAACTGGATCAGGTCGCCGGCCTTGCCGCAGCCCCGGCACCAGTATGTGCCGCCGTCCCGCTGTTCCGGCCAGAGATGGAAGCGGTCATCACCGCCGCAACCAGGGCAGGGACCGTGATACTCCCCGCCATTGGTGGCCGCCGCCCGCACCGGCTGGCGGTGGGTGAGATCCTGGTAGAGGGTGAGGACGTTCATCGGGCAAACACCCGGAAACGGATATCTCCCATGGCGCGCATGCACCGCAGGTATTGCCGCTGCCACTGCCCACCCGGCTTCCGTGAGCCAGGGTTGCGGCGGTATGCCGTCACTTCGCGGGCATGCGCCCTCATCCATTTCCGTGCCGACTTTTCCGTGATCTCTTTCATCTTGATTCCTCCTGGACCTTTTGGACCTTTTGGACCATTGCTTTTTCAATGGTCCACCAACCTAACCAACTAAAAAGACGGCCTTTTTTAATCTCTGTGGACCATTGGACCTTTTTTCTGTAAAAAGATAAAAATAAAATCAGTCTAAAGCCCTTATATACGCACGCGCGTACGCGCGTAGATTGTCGGCAAAAGGTCCAATGGTCCAGCCTCGCCGATTTTATTAAGCCTTCCGGTGGCTTGCGAGCTGGACCATTGCGCCGGCAAAGGTCCAGTATCGTCCAGATGGTCCAGATCATGACAGGCTCCTCTGGCCGGACTCCATCTCCAGCAGGATGTCCTGGTTGATGACGAAGCCGTAGTAGCGATAGGTGCCGACCTTCTCACGCCGGAAGCGCTTGCCGAGCAGGTTGCCCAGCCACTTCTGCTTGGGCGGATTTTTGGTCACATTGCGGCCCCACCACCAGGCGAAGACGTCGTAGACGTCCCGCGCCGGCACGCCCACCTGGTCCTCGGGGAGCAACACCAGGCACTCGTCGACGAAGTCGCCGATGATGTCCTCTTCGTGGCGATATTTGGCCACCGCGGCGCGCACGGCCGGCGGCGGGTCCAGCCCGCGCTCCTGCCACTGCAGGCATCCGCGCACCATCCAGGCCAGGATGCCCGGCGCCTCGCGCAGCAGTTTTTCCGGCAGGCGCGGATCGGCGCGGCGCTCGTTGGGCGCCGAGGGGTCGCGCATCACGTAGCTCAGATTGAAGGGGATCAGGAGCACGCGCTCCCAGAAGGCGAAGTCGTCCGCCGGGGCGTGGGGCTTGTGGTTGGTGAGCAGGAAGAGGTTATGCGTTGGCCGGAAGGTGACGTCGAACTTGTCGAAAGGGTTGCGGGCGGTGATCTCGTCGCCGCCGGTGAGCCACTTGACCCGGCTGGTGCTCATCTTGGCGTGCTCGTCGTTCTCCGACGCGAAGACGATCCGACGACCGCGCAGCGCCATGATGTCCGGCGAGGGGCCGGCTGAGGAGCGGGTGAAGCCTGGATCGAGGAGCATCTCCGAGCGCACCACGGTGGCCACCTCGCCGGCCACAGCACAAATAGTGTTGGCGATGATGCCTTTGCCGTTGCGGCCGGCGCCGCTGAGCACGAATAGGTTCTGCTCGGTGGTCTTGCCCACGATGGCGCAGCCGATGCAGCGGGCGAGGAAATCCACCATGTCCCGGCGGCCCTCCTGGATCTCGTGGAGCACCCGGTCCCAGGTGGGGCACGGCGCGTCGATGCCGTGCCACTCGGTGGGGCTGGCGCGCAGCAGGTAATCCTCCAAGCGCCCGGGGTGCAGCTCGCCAGTGTCCAGGTGGATCACCCCGTTGGCGCAGGGCAGGCGCATGGGCTGCTGGTCCAGCTCGTCGCCGCGGATGGCCATACGGTGGCGCTGGAGCGTGGCGGCGAAGTCGAGGCAATCGGTGCGGCGGGTACGCGAGCGCAACTGGGATGCCCGGGCCCGCAGCGCGTCGCGCAGCTTGGTGAGCGATAGCTTGGCGGCGTCGGTGTCCGCCGCGGAGATCTCCCCCTGGACGGCGTTGGCCTCGGCCTCGTAGGCCTGCGCCACGTCCTCCACCGCCGCCAGGCTCTCGCGCATGACGTCGACCTCCAGGTGGTGCCCGTTCCAGCGCAGCCACTGGTTCATCGACGCGCAGAACAGGTATTTGCCCTGGTGCAGCCGGGCGTAGATCTCGCTGTCGCCGGCCACGTTGCCGTGCAGGCAGGCGCGCACGGTGGGTGAGTCGACCAGACCGGATCCGCCACCACCGCCACCGGGCGGACCGCCGCCGGAGACCTCTTCTTCCTCGGCGCGCGCCAAAGCCTCGGCGGCCTCGCGCTGCCGCCGGATCTCCTCCAGGTCCACCGGCCTTTTCGCCGGCGCCTGGGTGGTGTCGGTCGGATCCGTCACGGGACGAGTACCACCCATGCCGTCACCGTCCACACCAAGATCAGCACCAGCCCGCCGGCACTTAGTGCCAACTCAACCAAATCGCGCTTATCTACCTTATCCATAACAGGATTTTCCATTTTCCATTCCAAATCCCGGATCAAAAAATCGTCCGGCAATTTTGCCCTTGTCGATCCGTATGCCTCTACCCTCCAGGGAGGACCCGTCGCCGGCAGCGGCGCCGCCGGGAGATTGGACCGTTGGTCGGCTACAACAGAGGAAGGGGTCCGGGGTTGAGGCGGTCGCGTGAGGGCTGGAGATCATGCGGTGATTGCCTCCCTGGTTTTACTGGGTGCCGGCTTGGGCTGGCGGTGCCAGTCTTGGACGCACAGGCGGCGGTGCGCTGCGCGCAGCTTGGCCAGCGTCATCTCCCTAAAAACACCCCCCAGTGGTGCGGAGAGGTTTTTGCCGGTGCGCTCGAAGGCCAGTTCGGCGTAGCGCGTGGCAGCGGCGAGTTGATCCGCGCGCGTGCAGGAGTCGATGGCGTCCATCCCGCGCAGGATGGGCGGCGTGGTGTTGATGATCATTTTTTAC